CATGTGGCAGTGAACGAAGATATTTTGTTTAAGGATATCGGCGTGTTTATGTATGAATTCAATTCCGCATGGGAGTAATTTGTACATGAGGTCAAAATCTTTTTGTTTTAATGAATCATCAATTGGCATTCTCATGTATTCTATATTTAAATTGCAAAAGTAATTGGGTATATCTTTTTCTTTTGAACAGTTTAAGACTGCTTTGATATTATTTTTTTTCATAAATTCTTTATCTTTGGCAGAGTTGATATTCCCTAAATAAATGTGATTCATTATTTTAGACACGTTTTCATATGGTTTATCTTCATTTTTTACTTCTATTCCTTTTTTTAATGGGCTATGTTTTCTGAGTTCGTCAGATAATTTTAGAGGCGTTGTAACACGTGTTCTTTTTGATGTCATTTATTTTACTATATAATAATAAAATAAATATACGATAAAAATATTTAACTGCGATTAAATATATGTTTTAAATTATATTTATAGTGTAAAATGACAAGTATTACGATGAATATTAAAAAAAAGGAAATTAGTAATAGAAAGTTTAATATTTTATTTGAAGGTTGGATTAATATTCCTCATTCGTATGCTATTGTTAATTGTTTTCAATTAGTTCATTTGTATAAAAATTATAATGATAAGATAAATTTTTATGTTACTGAGAAAGAATACTATAGACAAGAATGGAATGAAAAGAAGAAATTAGTTTATACACAAGAGTACAATGATTTGTTAAGTAATAAGGAAATATTCAAACCATTTGACCATGAAAAGGATAAGGATGTTAAGATTGATTTAATTTATAGAATAACTTATCCTTATGATATTACATTAATGAATTGGAATAAAGATATTCCTGTATGTGTATTCTTTACATCTGAATTTAGTAAATTAGATTCATATTATTTTAAGGTAGGTGCTCCTCCATCTCTTACTGTTGACAATAATTATATAAAAACGTATTTAAACAATTTTAAAAACATTACATTTACGTCACCTTCTTTATGGTCATCTTTAGGTATGGTTGATTATATTGGCAATGACTCTAATAGGGAACAAATTATTTCACATGGTGTAGATCCAACATTGTTTTACAAAGAGAATGAGGAGTTACGTCAAAAGGTTCGTGCTCATTATAATATAAATCCAAATGATATTTTATTGATTAATACAGCAGGTGCAACTACAAAGAATAAGGGTATTATGTATATTCTTCAAATTATGAATATTTTAGTTAATAGATTAAATAAAAAGCACTTTAAATTATTATTAAAGGGTACATCTGATTTATATAGTGCCAAGGGATTTTTAGAATCATATTTTGTAGAATTACAAGGTAATAATGCTATTACAAAGGATGAGATGAAAATTTTATTGGATAATCACATTATTTTTACAGAGAAAACATTAAGTTTTAAACAAATGCGATTTTTATACAATGCATCTGATTTATATATATCACCATATATAGCAGAAGGTTTTAATTTATGTGTTCTTGAGGCATTAGCATGTGGTGCTAATGTGTTAGTTCCAATGACTGGTAGTACAAAACAATATATTGATGATATTTATGCTAATGGTGGTAAAGATAATATTTATTATGTAAAGAGTAATGTTGCTACATTGGATGATGGTTTATCAAAGATTAATAATATAGACGGTAATGATTTATTAGCGGTGATGATGAAATTTGAAGTAGATATATTAAATAAAAAGAAAAATGAACAGGAAACTGAAATGGCCAATTATATTGCTAATAATTATAGTTGGAATCGTATTAGTACTTTATTGTATGAACATTTCTGTAAACTTATTGTGAATTGATTTATGTGTGCGTTGTTAGATAAAAACAAAAATAAAATGAAAGTGTAAAAATGTCAGAAAAGTTGTCTTATTTAAATAAATTAAAGTTATTAAATTCTTATAAACATGAAATTAAGAAAAAAAGGATATTTTTCGACGAATCAAAGGATATGTTTGGGTTTGATAATATGAGTCAATTAATAAAGGTAAAAAATACATCTGAAGTGAAGGGTTATCCATTTTTGATTTCTAATAAAAAATATAAATTTGGATTAAAAGTTATACCTGTTGAAAACAAGTATGAAAAACATGAACATCCATCGCATTTAGAATTTATTATTTTACAACATTTGACTGAGAATATCATAAATAGACAAATTTCGCCGCATTTTGCACATTTTTTGGGTCATTTTAAAGTTTCAAATAAAGTGCGTGCTTTAAAGCATATAAATTTGAAAAGATTAGAGGTGGAGGATTTAATTAGAACGCATTCAAATGTTGTTATTTCTGAATATGTAAATGGTAAAAGTTTAGATAATTGGTTACATGATACATATGAGAATGATGAAAAAATATCTGATTTACAATGGAAGGTGATGACTTTTCAATTAATATATACCATTCATGTTATGCAGGCTTATTATAAGTTAAATCATAATGATTTTCATTATGGAAATATTTTGATTGATTCTGATTTGAAACAAGGTGGATATTTTGTTTATAAAATTAATAATAAAACGTATTATATTCCTAATACAGGTGTTATTCCAAAAATTTTTGATTTTGAATATGCCATGGTATATAGTAATAATATCGAGGGGTCTTATCCTAATAAATTTATAGTAGGACATTGTATTTATGATAGATACAAACATAAGAGTGTATTAAATAATAATAGTGATTATGATGATGATGAAGACAATGTTCCTTATAATTATAGCGAAGTATATGATTTACATTATTTTTTAACAAGTTTATTAGATTTATATATTTCAAAAGATTTATTTGATTGGATTCTCAAGGTATATCCAGATGATGTTATTCCACCAGAAGATAGTTCATATGATTCTAGTTCAAATTCATCAACTTCTAGTTCTGACTCGTCATCTAGTTCTGATTCGTCATCGAGTGATTCATCTACAACTAGTTCAGATTCATCGTCAGGATTAACTTCTAGAATGTCTAAAATGTCAGTTAATTCTGATTCGTCTTCTTATAGTACTAGTTCTACGAATGAATATATTATAAAGGGTAGATTAGTAAATGGTACAGAGGATAAATTTAAATTACCAAAACCTTTACAATTAATTGAAGAAGGGTATTTTGATGAATTTTTAAATAAGCCAAGTGATTTTAATGAGAGTGAGGCTGTATATTTTACATGTCTTAAATAATATTTCGTTTAATTTTTTTTAAACATTTAAAATATTATTATATATTACTTTTTAAAATATGAGTGATAGAATGTCAACCAATATCGAAGATCTAATGGATCCTAATATTTTAGAAGATGATGAAGAAAGAGTAAGATGTCCACCGAGTCCAGAGTTATCTGAAAATGATATTGTGATGGATAATAAAGTAATTCGCCAAACTGTTAAGCCTGATTTGATAGTTAAAAATCCAAATGTGTCAAATATAAAGGCAAATGTATCAGTTCATAAAAATTTAACTGATACATTTTTTACAGAATCAAATATATTGTTATTTATAATAATAATAATTGCAGGATTACCTCAAACAAATAATTTATTATTGCAAGTAATTCCTCAAAATTTTCAAAATGATATGGTTATTAATATATTAAAAGCGATTGTATTATGTGTTTTGTATATTGTAGTTATTAATTATTTACTTTAAGTTTTTTTATTTTTTTGTTATCATTTTTCTATAATAAAATAATAAATATGCATCAGATGTTACTAAATTCATTTTCATATCTGAATTATTCGAGTATTTGCTAATATGTCCATCATTTAGAATGTACCAATTATTATCTAAATTTCTTATACTAGACCAATAATGTCCATTATTAATATTTCCACTGTGATAATTTATAGCATATAAATTATATATATAATTATTTGGATCATTTTTTTTTGGTAATATATATTGTGTTAAATCTAAATCATCAATAGGAAAATCTATAAGATTATTTATTTTTATACCATTATTGTCAAATCTTTTGAGTTGTATAATTAAATAATTTGGCAATGACCATAAATTTAATGATTCAGTGCATCCAATATTATTACATTTATCGCATTTCCAATCATCTATATTTGATTGTGTGAAAAAATTGTCTAAGCAATTGCTTAACGAACATGATGGTGTATTTAAAATATTTAAATTTATAGTATTAAAACTTTCAAAAATACTATTTGATTCATAATGGCAATTTTTACATTCGATTAAATTAACAGACATACCATTAAATAATTCAACGATTTGAGAATATTCGTTTTCATATGTCTTTTTCCAATATATCAAACTATTTTTTGTTAAATTATCAGTTTCATTTAAAACTTCTCCTGAAATTGTAACATCAATTTTATATGATAAAGCTTTATGTAATAGTTCTAATATATCTAATAAAAATTCATGTGAATCTTGTTGTTGGACATTATTGTATTTTTGTAAATGTTCATATAGGTTTTTATAAAACATATTAGGAATAATTAACTCATTTGTATTCCATAATTTTATTAAAAGTAATTTAAAACTATTAAGTACAGGATATTCTTTTTTAGATTTTAAATCACTTTCTATAATTTCATTTTGTAATTTATTTGATAACATAAAATCTGTGAATTTTAAAGTATGACTTAAACATTGAATAATTGAATTACTATAACATTTATTCATTGTATTAATTATACCTGATAATCCTTTTGTTTTAAAAAAGTTTTTATTTAATGACAAATCGTGATTAGAATGAAAATCATATTCAAAATCCATATTGTATATGATATTAGTATAAATATATTAAATTCATTTTTTATTTTATTCATCAAGATATTCATTTATATTAGTTCTTAATTCGTTTAATATATTTTCCAATTCATTCATACCATTTCTGACCATATCTATTTCTGAATCAACAGAGTTTAAATTAGTTTCCAGATTTGTTAAATTAGTTTCAAGATTCGTTAAATCAGTTTCAAGATTTGTTAAATTATTTTCAAAATTTGAAATAGAACTTAAAGTCATATTTGTATCAGGTACTACGTCTATTTCAATTTCTAAATTAACATCGTTTTCATTTATATCAGCATCATCATCATCTACATTTTCATCATCATGTGCGTTATTTTGTAATTCCATATAATAATCGTTATTACTATTTTCAGGAACATCATAATCGCTATAATGATATGTGAAAAATGAATTGTTAGATGATTTATGAGTATTTTGACAACATTCTGTAAATTTATCAAAAGTATATCCTCTTTTTTTATATTTTTCCATTCGATTTCCTGTGCAGAATAGTGAATATGAACATAAATTTACTTTATTTAAGAAATAATCTTCATGTACATAAAATTGTATATAATCATCTTTAAATATAAAAGCTGTTTTACAACATGATAAATCATAAGATTCAAACATGGATTGAATAGTTTGTTTAATATTTTTTACATATTTATTTGTAGGATATAGATAAATAATATCATATGATGTTCTGTCATAATCATTTGAATAATTTTTTTTTATATTTTTAATATGTAAATTTAATTCACAAGATGAAAAATATCTGGAATTTAGTCCTTTTTCATAAATATTATCATAATCAATATAATAAATATCTATATCATTATATTCAAATTTTTTATTTTTATTTGTTAATTTTGAATAAAGAGCGTTTGAAAAACCACCAGAAATAAATATATAATTTTTGTTAAAATGTAATTCTTTTATAGTTCGCGCAATTTTTTTGATCATTAAATAATCATCATTTGATAATATATTGTATGAAAATTTATATGTATGTATTTTATGTAGTGATAATTGATTTCTACACATGGGACAAGAAATATGTGTAAATATATTATCTAGATAATTAACTGATGTATTTGTTTTTAATAAACATTCTTTATGAAAAATATGATTACATGATGTTACATAAAATTCTTTTGTAGAATCGTCATCTAAACATATTGAACAAGACATAATATACTACTTATTAATTATATATTATTATTTTAATATTGATTATTTATTATATTTTATTATTTTCAATTTTTTACTATATTTAATCTTTTAAATCACATTTGTAATAATTTTTTAAATTTTGTTTAAGTATATCAACGTCAAGTTTTGTTGGTTTTTTAGGACATTCTTGTTTATTGTCAATGTGCATATAATTTTGAATATCATTATATTCGTTATATGTTTTTTTTGGTCTTGGTTTGACAATTGTTAATGTACATATGTATATACAATATTCTAGGAATCTCCAAAACTCAATTTTGTCTAATATATAATTAGTATAAGGAATTACAGTACAATAACTATCAATAGATGTAGTATGATGATGGGAATGATCTTTATGACTAATTATAATTTTATTGTATTGTAGCCATTTTATAATAGGTGGTAGTTCACAATTCCTCATATGTGAAAAACGATGAAAGACATTTGCTGTGGAAGCAAAAATGAATAGAGTAATAAACATATAAATATATTTTATTACAAAATCTTTATTGTATAAATAAATTAATACAATAGAAAAACCTGTAAGCGGCAAAGTGACAGCCATATTTTCTAAGTACGTATGAGATAACATTGCTCTTGGAAAATAATGATGAAGTTCATTGTCCTTTGCAATATTGCTTAAGGCTGGAATAGTAGTGCAATAATCAATGTATGTATCTTCAAACCAATGGAAAACACCTGATAGAAAATCAGCTATAATGATCCCAATGATTATTTGTAACAATGCATGCATGAGTATAATTACTATTATAATTAGCATAGAAAATATGTTTATATAAAAAGGAATTTTATCTGATGATGCTATTGTTTTTAATTAATCATCTTCTAATCTTTGAAAGAAATATTCTCTAATATCATTTACTAATTTGCTGGGACATTGTGGTGATGGTATTAATAATCCATCTTTATTTTTTGTAATATGTAATTTTGGTGAATATTGATTACTGACTAATATTTCCCATCGTTCTTTATATAATCTGTTTTTTTTAAATCCGTGGAAATAATGCCGTATTACACCAGGTGTATAACCTAAACGTAAATTAAGAATATTAGATTGATATTTAAATAAATCATTTTTATAATCGTCATGTGCATATTCATGAATACTTAAATTATATAATCCTATTAATGATGTTGCCATATTGTTGTCACCTGAACCTACAATACTATGTTCATATAATCCGTTCATTTTGTTATATGCATCTTTTGTACAAGCCCATGCATATCCAGGATGCCACATTTTATTAACATGTGATTTTGTATAAATACGTTTTTTGATATATTGAAAACCAAAACTAGAAAAGATACTCATAGCATCTCCATTTTTATTCATATCAACTGCGTGACTGAATAATTGTATAAAATCACATGTTCCATTTAATATTTTAAGTGTTTCTAATGCCCAATGTGGATTTTCAAACTCTATATCTGCGTCTATCCATGCAAAAGCTTTCCAATTGTTTGGTAATAATTTTTGAACACCTAAATTTATCATATTTTCTTTATGCCATAATGGATGTGTGCAATTTAATTGCAAATGACAAGGATTGTTTTTTTCAGTTAAAACAAATTTTTGTTCATTATATGTTAGTTCGACTATATAAAGTTTTGTATTTTTTTCATTCTTCATTCTGTTAATAAAATTATTTGCTAAATTATATCTCGATTGATATTGACATGGATTTGATATAACAATTATAATATGTAATATATCATCTATAGGTTCATTATTTAAAATTGCACTTTTGATATCATTTGTTGTTGTATTTTGATATTTTATATTTTTGATTTCTATATTAAAGTTATCTTTTAAAAATATTAAATTTTCATCTAATTTTTGAATTTCGTTTGTTATAGTAGTTTCTACAATTGTCATAAGGGGTATATTATATTTTTATACATTTAATTAATAAAAAAATAAATTAATATAATATAATATAATATAATATAATATAATATAATATAAAATGGACACTACTAAATTACTTAATGAACTTTCAAAAGAAAATACATTTTTCTTAAATATCGACTTGAAATTATGCGCTATATTATTATGTATAATATTAATTTGCTTACTTATATCATGTTTTGCATCATTCTTTACTAAAAAAGAATATAAAAAATGTAAATATGAATATTTTGACAATGAAAATCTTCCTAATTTGTTTCATTTATATAAAAATATAAATTATTCTAATTATGTATCTATACCATTATTACCTGAAAATAATGTACAATCAGAAGATAATGTCTTATTTGGCCAAGCAACACGATTTATAAATAATGATGTTGATTATAATAAACATGTTTTACTTGATGCTAAGAATAACGCACCATTATATTATACATTAGATATTAGTGCTAATTTATATATATTAGGTGGACATGTTTATGATGAAGCTAATCAACCTGTACTTAAACAAAAATATTATGTTAGATTAAGTGATTTAAAGAATAAAAAATCTATTATTATTGGAGATTTAGTTAGAGATGGTGATGGAATGTATAAATTAAAATATAAAGTTGATTTGTATAATATTAATAAAGAAGTTGGTGATTTATTAAATTATAATATAATTGAAATAGTATACTCTGCATATGATGTTTCTAATAAAGAAATTAAAAGTGATGTTATCTTGAAAGGAGAGATTAAGTAGGTCATCTTAATCATAAAAACTTAATTTTAAAGATTTCAAATTTTGAATACTGTTATTTAATTTAATAATCATTTTAGTATATAATTGTTTATTAAAGAATTCTTCTGTATTGTTTTCAAAAAAGTCTAAATCCTTTATTTCATAAAAAGGAATTTCTAATTCATTTAAAGCATCAACAAAATGTTGACAATTTGTAATTGAATTATTTATTATAACAGGTATAACACCTAAATAAAGAGATTCCCAAAATCTATGTGTATCTATTCCATTACCTCTAACACATAAACAAAAATAATATGAACTTAATTCATATAAATAATCTTTATATGGTTTTCCTTTAGATAAATTCCAATTACATTTTACTAATTTATCTAAAACTTGTTGTCTATATGCATATGTTGATGGATTAATATTTATATATATATTATTTGATTTTTGATGTAAATATGTTGATTTTACAACATCATAAAATTCTACCATATTTCCATGAGGCCACATTGAATTTGCTAAACCAATGGGTAATAATTTTACTTTTGGTGAATTTATATTTAGATTTTGTGTGTAAATAGTTTTAATATAATTATATTTTAACAATTCATCATAACTGGAATCAAATGTATGATCACTATTATGTACATATAAAATATAAGTTAAGTTGTTATCTAAATATTTAAAAAAGTCAATCTTAATTAATATTTCTAATAAATGTGTGTAAATAAATATTTTTATTACATTCTTATTAGCTTGATTAAATATTTTATTTAACGCTTTGTAATTAATGTTATTGAAATTTTTAATTAAAATAATCTTGTGAATTTGAATAAAATTTTCTATATTTTTATGAAAATCATTTATAGAATTAACTGATAAAACAAAGTCACATAATCCAATTATTTTGTCACCACTAATAATATCATCATACGATAAATCAAAAACACTTGATAATTTATATAGTTGTTTACTATGAATATGAATATTTGGAACAATATTATTTATATTTTTAGTTTGTGCTGTTACTATATTTAATGGAATATGAAGATTATCGACATAATATAATTTTTTTTGAAATTGACTAATATTTGGTTTATATACACTTGTTTCATTAATAAAACCTTTTGTTGGATTTTTAAATTTAAGTAATTTATAATCGCTACTATCAATAGGTGGTAAATTATTATAATTTTTAATGTCAACTCCATCTATATATTGACCTATTGCAGCACCATCATAAATATATTTATTAGTATTGCTTGGATAAATATTAAATGTATTATAATTAGGATATGCACCTAATAATGTCATATCATTATGAAAAACATTACTATTATTTAATGTATCAGTTATGAATGAAATTAAATTATTAATTTCAGTTAAATTAGGAATAAAGACAATACTTGGAACAACTCTGTATTCCGAATCTTTTACAAATATTAATTTTTGTGTATTATCTAATGATTCGTAGATATTTATTAAATTTTCATATAAAATAACATCATTTTCAATGTGGAACACATTTTTTAAATAAAATAAGTCAATTACAGCTGATAAATAATAAAAACGTTTTGTAGTAGAAACCCAGAAATTTTGCCTGAATTCTTTTAAATTAGTTTCAAATTTTTGAAGTGCTTTTAAATAATTATTATATGATAGATTATTTTGTAAATATGTTTCTATCAATGAATTTCTTACATAAATAATATTAAATTGGGGAATTTTAAAATAAACAGTATTTAATTTTTGTACTTTTTCTTTAAATGTATCTATTAAATTATCATTTAATAAAATAAATATGGTAATTTTATTTGAATTTGTTAATAATGTTTGATATATATTGTCTAAAAAACATTCTGGCAATTCATTACCGATATGTACGTATATTAAATTTAACATTTAATGTATAATAATACATTTTTTATTTAATTTTAACGATTTACTTTGTTGGGTTGTACGGTTAAAATGAATAAAAATGTCGTTAAATTAAAACAATAAAATTGTTTTTGGTTATTAAGTAATTGTCCTTATATCATGGACAGTGGATTTGGAATAAATCTAGAAGGTTTTTTAGTCCATGGAAATTTATCATTGAATCCTGGTTTAATACCTGTTGTAAATGGTGATGGTTCATTGGAAGCATCTGGTACTTTGTATGTTGATAAAATTAGAGAGTATAATAATGAAAATGGAATAGATATTCAAAATGTCATTTTTCATTCTCAACACATTGAAATTCCATTTAATGTTCCCAGTTATTCAACTAAGGGTGCAATAATAATGAATGGTGGTATTACTATTCTTAATACTACAGATTCTACGAGTTTATCATCAGGTGGAACTCTTACAACATTAGGTGGAATTAGTATTGCAAAAACATTAAATATAGGAGGTGAAATAAATTGTAATAATAATAAAATAATAAATGTTAAATGGCCTACTAATCCATTAGATGCAGCAAATAAAGAATATGTAGATTCTATAACATTTGGTAATAATATAATTAGTAATTTTTCATCAGGACAAGTTTTAATAGGTGGAAATACATCTGGAAGTATAATAGGATATCCATCATTTATTTATAATACAAGTGGTCAATTGATTATATCGACATCGATTGATTCAATTAATTTAACATCTGGTAGTAGTTTGATTGTGTATGGTGGTGTAAATATTTATAAAACTTTATCAATTGGTGGTGATTTAAATTTAAACAATAATTATATTCAGAATGTTTTAACTCCTATATTACCATATGATGGTGTTAATAAGCAATATGTTGATGATTTAATTTCTAATATTACAACAAGTAATTTTATTGGAAATTTTACATCTGGACAAATATTAATAGGTGGAACTGGAAGTAGTTTATTAGGTTATAACTCATTTATATTTAATGTATCGTCTGGTATTTATTTATATAATACAACAGATGCTGTAGGTTTAGGTACAGGAGGTAATTTGACATTGTATGGTGGTGCTAGTATAAGCAAACACGTATATATAGGTGGTGGTTTGGATTTGAATAGTCAGAATATTACAAATGTTGCAACTCCTATAAATGATTATGATGCTGTAAATAAAAAATATGTGGATGATATGATATATAATTGTTGTACAGGTGGAGGTATAAATTTATTTACGAATTTTACATCTGGACAAATATTAATAGGTGGTAGTAATGGTAGTGTATTAGGATATAATTCATTTATATTTAATATATCGTCTGGTATTTATGTATATAATACAACAGATGCTGTAGGATTAGGTACAGGGGGTAATTTAACATTGTATGGTGGTGCTAGTATAAATAAACATGTTTTTATAGGTCAAGGTTTGGATATGAATATTTCACGTATAACAAATGTTGGAACACCTATAGAAGGTTATGATGCTGTAAACAAGGATTATTTGCAAGCATTGTTAAATAATTTACCACGTGATCCATATGTATTAAAACCTAATAATTATGAAAATTCTTATATATTAAACAATAATGTTTTATCACCGATTAATATACCTTATACAACAATATATGGTGATAAAACGATAAGTTTTATAGCTTATATTTATATTGAAAATGATAATTCTACATCATTGTATAGTATATACAGTTATTTTGATGGTTATAAATGGGTATATTATAGTCGATTTTCAGGACCACCAATGAATGTTGATTTTGTGGTGACAACGTCATCTGATAAAATAGCAAATATAGGATATATTAATCGTAATGTGGTTGGTACTACAACTATTCAATATTATATATATGAGGATATACAAATAAGTCCTAATCTTTTGCAATATAATTATACATTACCAAAGACAAATACGCCTATTGACTTTTTAAATTATTTATATACTGATTTATATTCTGTTAAAATTCATATTCATGTGTATGTTAATGAAACGGATGCATCATATTTTATAATTGATTTATTATTTAAGAATGACAAATGGGTTATGAATTGTGATAGAATTGGTCATGATATAGGTGTTAATTTTACAATGAATAATAATAATAGTATAGGAAGTATTCAATATACCAATACGAATAATGGTACTGTTATAGCACGTGTTAAAGAATATAAAATATTGCAATCGTATGTGTCTTATAGATTATTAAATAGTACTATTAATGGATTAGTGACACCAATACAATTATTATCTGATTATTGTCAGTTGTATATTTATGTTGAAAAACCAGAAATAAAACAATATGCGTTTTACACTGTAGAGGGTTTGTTATTTAATGGTTCGTGGGTTACAAATTCATCATTTATAGGTGATTATTTGCATGTATCATTTTCAATAGATAATAATGGTACATTAACGTATATAAATGAAGATCCTGTTAACTTGACAAATATAAAAATATTAACAGTTGAGCCAAAGTTATTTGTTCCATTACAGGTAAATCAAGGTGGTACTGGAAATACGTATTTGCAGCCGTATTCTGTATTGATTGGAAATGGTTATGATCCTGTTATTAATACAACTAATTTTATATATCAAGATTGTGCTTTACAAATGAAATGTCCATCTGCGCAAATAATAATATATAATACGACTGATGCAGCAGGATTGGGTACAGGTGGTAATTTAACTTTATATGGTGGTGCTAGTATAGATAAATCATTGTATGTAGGTGATGCTTTATATATTAATAATGTAAATATAACTCCTAGTGCGGGTGATATAAATGAACATGTGTTTTTTGCTAATAATAATGTTATAATACCAGAATTTATAACAGGGTTTGTTTTTTCAACATCTGTTGTAAAATCATTTATATCACATATATCCATAACAGTTATGTTAGCAACTCAACAATTAGATGCATTAGTTATATTAAAAGGAATTAATACTTCAAGCGGATGGAAATTAAATAAAGAATTTATTGGTGATAATTTAGGTATACAATTTTATAGTGATATGAATGGTAATATTCAATATACAAGTATAGATTTTCCAAATTGGATATATACTAAAATAAGATTTAGGGGTGAAACTACTACAATTTAATTAATATTAATTTGTTCAGATACAAAAAATGTAATATTTTAATAAATTAATATAATTTTTAATATGTCTAATTACACATCGCCTATGTATTATAATCAAGCACTTATTGTATTAGATACAACACCTGCATCTAGTTTAACACAAGGTTCTGTTGTATTATATGGCGGATTAAATGTAAATTGTACAACTAATAGTACTAATCAAACAACAGGTTCTGTTGTATTATATGGTGGTGTTGGTGTAAATGGTACAATTAATGGTGGATACGCTTATTTTAAAAATAATGTAGGTATTTATAGTACAACTGTTAGTACAGATGTTAATAATGGAGCATTGGTAGTTGATGGTGGTGTTGGTATTGGTGGTGATGTTAATATTGGTGGTAATACAATTATTGCTGGTGATTTAGTTGTAAATGGTACAACAACATCTGTGAATACAACTACGATTAATGTTTCGGATAATACATTATTATTAAACGCTGGTCCAACTGGTACAAGAGATAGTGGTGTGTTTATTCAAAGATATCAAGCTGATAATAATTTAGCAGAGGGTGATGTTGTTGATATTAATGAGCCCATTGCTTATACAGATATAATAAATGCCTCATCAAGTACATCAATTACATTTTCACCTACAGCAGATAGCGCTGACAATTTTTATTTGTATTGGTGGGTAAAAATTACATCTGGTACAGGAGTAAATCAAGTAAGACAAATTACAGCATATAATGGAACCACAAAAGTGGCTACTTTAAGTTCATCTATTTCCAATATTTCTAATGGTGATTCATTCAATTTATATAATAGAAATTATTTCGGTAGTTATTATCAAACAGAACAAAGAAGATATGTTTTAGCATATGTTGCAAATTTAGATGATATTCAAATTCATTTACCACCAGGTTCATATGCTGATATGAAGGCGTTAGGTGTATATGCAACAAATTCTACAATCGCAAATTTAGCAGCTGACAATTTATCAGCTAATAATGTGTATTTAACTTCAGCAACTATTTCATCAGCATCAATACAATCACTTTCTGGTAATTTATCAACAATTGGTTCATTAAATGTTACTGGTAATTCTGTGTTTAATGGTTTTGTTACAGCAGGTGCATTAAATGTTACTGGTATTTCTATTTTAAACGGATTTGTTACAGCAGGTGCATTAAATGTTACTGGTGATTCTATTCTAAATGGATTTGTTACTACAGGTGCATTAAATGTTACTGGTAATTCTGTGTTTAATGGATTTGTTACTACAGGTGCATTAAATGTCACAGGTGATTCTATTTTAAACGGATTTGTTACAGCAGGTGCATTAAATGTCACCGGTGATTCTATTCTTAATGGATTTGTTACTGCAGGTGCATTAAATGTCACCGGTGATTCTATTCTTAATGGATTTGTTACTGCAGGTGCTTTGAATGTCACAGGCATTTCTATTTTACAAGGTTTTGTTACTGCAGGTGCTTTGAATGTCACTGGAGATTCTATTCTACAAGGACCTGTTACAGCAGGTGCTTTGAATGTCACTGGAGATTCTATTTTACAAGGTCCTGTTACAGCAGGTGCTTTGAATGTCACAGGTGATTCTATTCTTAATGGATTTGTTACAGCAGGTGCTTTGAATGTCACAGGTGATTCTATTCTTAATGGATTTGTTACAGCAGGTGCATTAAATATTACAGGAGATTCTATTCTTAATGGGTTTGTTACAGCAGGTGCTTTGAATGTCACAGGTATTTCTATTTTACAAGGTTTTGTTACTACAGGTGCTTTGAATGTCACAGGAGATTCTATTCTACAAGGTTTTGTTACTACAGGTACATTAAATGTTACTGGAGATTCTATTCTACAAGGTTTTGTTACTACAGGTGCATTAAATGTTACTGGTGATTCTATTCTTAATGGTAATGTTACAGCAGGGGCTTTATATATCACAGGTGATTCAGTACTTAATATTAATGTTACTATAGGAAGTTTGTTTGTATCAGGTGGAAGTACTTTACAAGATGTTACAGCTGGTTCAATGATGTTAAATGGTATTGATATTACACCAAGTTTGGGTGATATAGCAAAAGAAATGTCATTTTATGCTTTGAATAATCAAAGTATTCCTCAAGATGTAACAGGATTAAGTTTTAATAATGGTATAGTCAGAAGTTTTGATGCTGTAGTATCCGTATATATATCAATTGACGCAAGTACTGATTTATATGCTCATTATAATTTAAAAGGTCTTCAAAAAGAAGGTTATTGGGTTTTAAATAGTGATTTTATAGGTGATATAACAGGAATTACTTTCTCAATTAATACATTAGGTCAAGTACAATATACTTCAACTAATATAAACGATTTTAATTATGATTTAATGAAATTTAGAGCATTAACAACATCTGTTTAAATACCACTTGGGCCAGTAATAGGACCTGATAATAATTGTGTATTTGAAGGTGGTGATGTTGTCATTGACATAAATGGTGATGGTGCTTTATTTTTTTTTGGAATACTTAAACCTGCTGTTTTACCAGAACTCATTGACATACCACCTATCCAAATATTATCATTATTAAACATATCACCATAAAGATTACTTGGTAAGTTTTCTTTACTGAATTGAACATCTATAGTATTTGCAGGTACGTATCTATAAACAACTTTTGGTGCAGGGCATTTTAAATCTTGTTTAAAAAATGCAACAGAAACTGACAAAATTCCTACAACAAATAATAAGATAATTACTAAACTAAAACTCATATTAATATTAATAATCAAATTAATAATATTAATTAATAAAAATAATTGCACACAAAATCCAAATTTAATTAATGACTTTTGGTAAAGGTTTTGAACCGGAACTAGATCCTTCTCCAGAATTAGTATCATCTGCCTTTTCCTTTAAACTTTTGAATTCTCTTTCTGCATTTTCTTTTTCTTCTTGAGTAAATTTATCATATTCTGTCGTGTTATATGTTAATGCTTGTGTTAAATTTTCTAAATGCTCTTTTGCTTGAGCAATTTTAACATTTAATTCTTCAATTCTATTTAAAATAGCAATAGGATGTTCAGATGATTCTTGTTTAGATTTACCTTCAGCAATAGCTTTCTTTAACATTTCATTTTTACGTTTTTCATATTCAACATTTGCATTTTCTCTGTTTTCTAAATAATTTTTAATTAAATTATTCAATTGAGAATTTTGATATTCAACATCTGATAATTTTAATGGGTCTACATCTAATGGAAAAAATTTACCAACTTCTACAGTATAAATATCATAATCAGGATCAATCTTTGTTAATTTTTGTGACATTGTTCGTGCTCTGTCCATTGAATCAGCAACACCTCTAATTTTAATGCCATAAACATTACATCTTTGCTGTAAATTAGGTCCTACAATACTAACTAAAGCAAAATTTTGCCCATTAACTGGTGGATCTTCAAATAAATAATCAATTTCCTTAACGTTAATATCCATTTTATATATATAAAGTAAATTTGTTATGAATATGAACGAACATCATAAAAATTGAAAAAAATAACTATGGATTATACTTTGTACAATGAATTATGATTATGAATATAAATATAACTATTATTTTACAATTTTAGATTGTGAAACCCATGAAGATAAAAAAATAAAATGTATAATTTTAAGTTATAAAACACGTATTATAAACAATGTAACTATCACTTGGAAATCTAAGTATTTTAAAAAAATTAAAGTACATTGTGACTGTGAAGAAACAAAATTTTTAAAAGTATGTAAACATATTAAATGGTTAGGACATAATCATTTAAATAGTATAAGTCCAAGAGATTGGTATATAGATACACTTGAAATATTTAAAGAAAAAAATACTTTATTTGATAAAACAGTAGGTAAAAATGATGAATGTATAATATGCTTTGATGAATTAAAATATAATACACAAAATACTATCAATTGTAAAAATTGTAACAATTCCATACATTATTTATGTTGGAATAAATATAATAAATTTAATCAAATATACAGTAATATTTGTGTATTATGTCAATCTAATACAATGCCGCAAATACTTTATTAAATCGTCGGGTAAAAAACCCAATCAATACTTTTATCTATTTTAGCCATATCTGCTACAATTTTTTTAAATATTTCATCTTGTTGTCTTAATTTATCAGCACTTTTCAATAAAGGAAAATATTCTGTAAATTCTTGTAATCCTAATATTTTGAAAAACTGATATAAAATATATGAATATGATAGGAAATTTTTTCTAGATGGTGGTTTATGTCTATTAAACGGCTCTTGAATTTGTCTAAACATGATTTTAATTTTATTCTCGATTTCAGTAGTCAATACTACTGAAGGACGTGCATTTAATTTATTTATAATTGCTATAACATTATCATAATATTCATTTAATCCCATTTTCTTTAAGAATTTCTTTACCATACTTTCAGTTAACATATTTAAATCTGTAATCTTTTGTTTATTTGCTTCTAATATAATTTTATCTAAAATTTCCTGACTGATATATTTGTTTTCTTTTGCTTGCAATCTTCTTAAATGGTCATCTAAATGTGTTTCTTTTTGATATGTAAATTGTGGTTTATACATGTAATCTTGTAGTTCTTTATAAGAGGGTTCTATAGATTCTTCAATTCCTACAATACTATATCCACATTCATGACAAACATAATATCCATTATCTACATTTAAATATTTATCACAATTAATACAAATAATGTCATTTTTAGCTATATCATATTCCATGTTTACAGTTGAAATTATATAATCTGGATCTATTTTTTTCATATAATTATGAATCAATGTTATTTTTTCATTATGCACAGATAATAACATTTCATCCTTATTATCTTCATTGCTATTTATATATTGTTTTTCTAATTCTTCTAATTCTAAATATTTAAATATAATAGTTGATGTCTCTAATAAATAACTAGATTCTTCATCATTCAATTTATTTAATTCAGATTCTAATATTTTTACTTTATTATTATCTTTTGAATTTTTAGCTTTAATAATATCAGCTTCAATTTGTTTTTTTCTTTTATCATTCTTAAACTCATTTATCTTATTTTCATGATAATGTAAAATACTATGCTTATTCTTTGATTTATTTATATTTGTATTTTTTTTTGTATAAACAGGTTGAGAATAAACATCCTTCTTTTTGCGCATTTCACTTTACTTTTTATAATATTTATTTTTTAAATTAGTTTTTATTTTTTTTAAATTTTCATTTATAAAATTATAAATGAAATATAACATATGCATTCATCTTATAAACAATACATTTTGAAATTTTTACAAAAATATTTATTTATATTTAAAACTGTTTCAGAAGGATGGACTGTAAAATACAAAAATAAAGATAATGTTATTATATACAATAATATAGAAAACGTGGATAAAAAATTTTTAAACGCTGATAATTTTATTTCACATTACAAAACATCTCTTTAAATTAAAATTTATACCATAATTATGCTCTGCTCGTTTAAATATTTTTTTATTTTTACTGTAAATTATTAAATTATTAAAAGCGATGTTTGGACCATTGATTAGAAATATTCTACTTTTAAATACTGTATTATCATCTGGTGTATTTGGAATTTCTTATATTACACCGGCACAAAATTGTACAGCCGATACTGATTCATTTCATTGTGATATTAACGATGATTATCTATGCAGCAATAATACAAAATTAGAATTAAACTTTGTATCAAATAAATGTAACAATGGATTAAATCAATATTGGTATTGTACAACACAAAGATGTCAAGTTGGTGAAACAACAACTGTTACAATTACAGAAACAGCAACAATTACAGAAACAGCAACAATGACAGAAACAGCAACAATTACAGAAACAGCAACAATGACAGAAACAGCAACAATGACAGAAACAGCAACAATGACAGAAACAATGACTAATTTAGTTACGTTAGTATCAACTGATATTATTATTTCTACAAGTACAATTTTAAATATTGTAACTAATACAGTATCTGTTGTTGTACCATGTCCTACAACAACTACTACACGTAATAGAGATATTGTTATAACTACAACTACCACACGTAATAGAGATATTACTTTAACACCTGTTTATACAACAACAACTACCACACGTAATAGAGATATTACTTTAACACCTGTTTATACAACAACAACTACCACACGTAATAGAGATATTACTTTAACACCTGTTTATACAACAACAACTA